TTCCACTTGAACCAGATGTTCCTGAAGAACCAGATGTTCCTGAAGAACCTGAAGTCCCACTTGAGCCATCTGTTCCTGATGAACCAGAAGTCCCACTTGAACCATCTGTTCCTGAACTACCTGATGAACCTGATGTTCCTGAACTACCTGATGAACCTGATGTTCCTGATGAACCAGAAGTTCCTGAGCTACCGTCTGTTCCTGATGAACCAGAAGTCCCACTTGAACCATCTGTTCCTGATGAACCAGAAGTTCCTGAACTACCATCTGTTCCTGATGAACCAGAAGTTCCGCTTGAACCGTCAGTTCCTGATGAACCAGAAGTTCCACTTGAGCCAGAAGTTCCTGATGAACCTGAAGTTCCGCTTGAACCATCTGTTCCTGATGAACCTGAAGTTCCTGAGCTACCATCTGTTCCACTTGAGCCTGATGTTCCTGAGCTACCGTCTGTTCCACTTGAACCTGATGTTCCTGAGCTACCGTCTGTTCCACTTGAACCTGATGTGCCAGAAGAGCCATCTGTTCCACTTGAGCCTGATGTTCCAGAACTACCATCTGTTCCACTTGAACCTGATGTGCCAGAAGAGCCATCTGTTCCACTTGAGCCAGAAGTTCCTGATGAACCGTCCGTTCCACTTGAACCTGATGTTCCAGAACTACCATCTGTTCCACTTGAACCTGATGTGCCAGAAGAACCATCCGTTCCACTTGAACCTGATGTGCCAGAAGAACCATCTGTTCCTGAAGAACCAGACGTCCCACTCGAACCATCTGTTCCTGAAGAACCTGAAGTCCCTGAAGACCCATCTGTTCCACTTGAGCCAGAAGTTCCTGAGCTACCGTCTGTTCCTGAAGAACCAGAAGTTCCTGAACTACCATCCGTTCCACTTGAACCTGATGTTCCTGAAGAACCAGATGTCCCTGAAGAGCCATCTGTTCCCGAAGAACCAGACGTTCCGCTTGAACCATCAGTTCCTGAAGAACCAGAAGTTCCGCTTGAACCATCAGTTCCTGAAGAACCAGAAGTTCCGCTTGAACCATCAGTTCCTGAAGAACCAGAAGTTCCGCTTGAACCATCAGTTCCTGAAGAGCCCGATGTTCCTGAACTACCATCTGTTCCACTTGAACCTGATGTTCCTGAGCTACCGTCTGTTCCGCTTGAGCCAGAAGTTCCTGAGCTACCATCTGTTCCACTTGAACCTGATGTGCCAGAAGAACCATCTATTCCTGATGTTCCTGAACTACCATCTGTTCCACTTGAACCTGATGTTCCACTTGAACCAGAAGTCCCTGAACTACCATCCGTTCCTGAAGAACCAGAAGTTCCTGAAGAACCAGAAGTTCCTGAGCTACCATCTGTTCCTGAAGAACCAGAAGTTCCTGAACTACCATCTGTTCCGCTTGAACCCGAAGTCCCTGAAGAACCAGAAGTTCCTGAGCTACCATCTGTTCCTGAAGAACCCGAAGTCCCTGAACTACCATCCGTCCCTGAAGAACCCGAAGTCCCTGAACTACCATCCGTCCCTGAAGAACCCGAAGTCCCTGAACTACCATCTGTTCCTGAAGAACCAGAAGTTCCTGAACTACCATCAGTTCCACTTGAACCTGATGTTCCTGAACTACCGTCTGTTCCAGAAATTCCTGAAGAACCAGAAGTTCCACTTGAACCAGAACTTCCGCTAGTTCCATTTACACCACTTATACCTGAAGTTCCAGAAGTTCCTGATGAACCGTCTATACCTGAAGTTCCTGAAGAACCGTCTATACCTGATGTTCCTGAAGAACCTGAACTACCTGATGTTCCTGAAGAACCTGAACTACCTGATGTTCCGCTTGAACCTGATGTTCCTGAACTACCATCCGTTCCTGATGAACCAGAAGTTCCTGAAGAGCCATCTATACCTGAAGTACCTGAAGAGCCATCTGTGCCTGAAGAACCAGAAGTTCCTGAACTACCATCTGTTCCACTTGAACCAGAAGTCCCTGATGAACCATCTGTTCCTGAAGAGCCTGATGTTCCTGAACTACCATCTGTCCCTGAAGAGCCTGACGTTCCTGAACTACCATCTGTTCCTGATGAACCAGAAGTTCCTGATGAACCGTCCGTTCCTGAAGAGCCAGAAGTTCCTGATGAGCCATCTGTTCCACTTGAACCCGAAGTCCCTGATGAACCGTCAGTTCCTGAAGAGCCTGAGGTTCCGCTTGAACCGTCAGTTCCTGATGAACCAGAAGTTCCTGACGAACCATCTGTTCCACTTGTTCCTGAAGAACCATCTGTTCCGCTTGTCCCTGAAGAACCATCAATTCCTGAGGTTCCTGAAGAACCATCAATTCCTGAGGTTCCACTTGAACCGTCTGTTCCACTTGTTCCTGAAGAACCATCTACTCCTGAAGTTCCTGATGAACCATCTGTTCCACTTGTTCCTGAAGAACCATCAATTCCTGAGGTTCCACTTGAACCGTCTGTTCCACTTGTTCCTGAAGAACCATCTACTCCTGAAGTTCCTGATGAACCATCTGTTCCACTTGTCCCTGAAGAACCATCTATACCGCTTGTGCCTGAGCTACCGTCTGTCCCTGAAGTTCCCGAAGAACCTGAACTACCATCAGTTCCATCAACACCACTTATACCTGAAGTCCCCGAAGAACCATCAATTCCCGAAGTCCCACTTGAACCATCTGTCCCGCTTGTTCCTGATGAACCATCTATTCCTGAAGTCCCACTTGAACCATCTGTCCCACTTGTTCCTGATGAACCATCAATACCAGAAGTTCCTGATGAACCATCAATACCAGAAGTTCCTGATGAACCATCGATACCCGAAGTTCCTGAAGAACCATCAATACCTGAAGTTCCTGAAGACCCGTCAGTTCCTGAAGTTCCTGATGAACCATCTGTCCCACTTGTTCCACTTGAACCATCAATACCTGAAGTTCCTGAACTACCATCAACACCACTTGTTCCACTTGAACCATCAATACCTGAAGTTCCTGATGAACCATCGATACCCGAAGTTCCTGATGAACCATCTGTTCCACTTGAACCAGATGTTCCTGATGACCCGTCGGTTCCACTAGTTCCTGATGAACCATCAGTTCCTGAAGTTCCTGAACTACCATCTACACCGCTAGTTCCTGATGAACCATCAATGCCTGAGGTTCCTGAACTACCATCTACACCACTTGTTCCACTTGAACCTGAAGTGCCAGATGAACCACTAGTTCCTCCCGTAATGGAGGCTGTTAATGCCGAAAAAGTTATCTGTCCTGAAGTTCCTGATGTTCCTCCAGTGAAATCTGTTACAATATATAGTATATCTTGAGGGGACGCTCCTGATACTATAGGTAAGTCGGTTATTCTTGTTGTTGCCATAGCTTATAAATATTTTATCTTAGTGGTTTTTCAGTTTTTTTATGGTGTTTGTTGTGCGATTAATTGCAAACCATCTTGGGTTATTATTTCTTGTCCATCTTGAGTTATAATGTATATCTCAAATATTGTTGGAGTTGAGGTAGGAGTAGGTGTCTGAGTTGGTGTTGGCGTTTCTGTCTCAGTAACAGTTGGTGTTACAGTAGGTGTTGGTGTTTCTGTCTCAGTAACAGTTGGTGTTGGTGTTTGTGTTGCTGTCACACTCGGAGTTGGAGTTGGTGTCACATCAAATTCCGATAATGTATTAATTACGAATGTATTAGTTGGAGAACCTGTAAATGTTTGATTTACTGATGTATAAGAACTTGATTTATCCAAATCAAAATAGTCTCCAGGTATTTGATAATTTGCATCACCAAAACTTTGACCCGAAACAATTACAACCGAACCACTCAGAACATATGGAGAGCCTGTAAATGAACCTAAAGTATCAACGAAAGAAATCTCCGTGTCAACATTTAGAATTGCATTTGCTGTCGCGGTATAATATGCATTAATCGAACCTGGTGAGAATTGACCTAATAATGTAATCGTAATTGTTCCAACTGTTGGAGTTACCGTTGGTGTGATTGTTGGTGTTGGTGTTATAGTGGCGTTAGGTGTCCCTGTTACTGTAGGTGTAGGTGTATTCGTAGGTGTTTCTGTTGGAGTTTCAGTTACTGTCGGTGTTGGCGTTGTTGACGCACCAGGAGTTTGTGTGACTGTCGGAGTCACTGTCGGTGTAGGTGTTTCAGTAGATGTGACTGAAGGTGTAGGGGTTGTTGTTGGTGTTTGTGTTGGCGTATCTGTTATAGTTGGAGTTGGTGTTGGAGTCTGAGTTGTTGGTGTTACGGTCGGAGTAGGTGTTGGTGTTGGCGTAGCACATGGTCCAAGTTGAACTTCAACACCATTAATCATTTGAGTTCTTGTCTGTGCAGACCACACAGGTGTTGACCCTGTAGTATCTACATAAACATTAAAAGGACCGATAGCGTTTGAGTTGGAAGTAAGTCTTACAATGTAAGTTGTGCAGGCAGTAACCGTAAGTTGTTGTTCGATTTCTGTTCCGCAACCAGGTGCGTTGTTAGTTACTATTATGGAATATAATGGCATCCGCGAATTTTTATTAAATAAATACCGCAGATATATTGTTTCAGTAAACTTAATTATAAGTTTTTACAATAAAGTTTTTTGATACTATGTTGTGGTGACAATATTAAAACCACAAACAGCTTCATCAATAGAAATATTAACAACACAATTTGCTTCCTGTATTGTGATTTGAAATGTGCAACCAAATGTGCAATCTAACAATTGGAAAGTTTCGCAACCTACAGAGTCTCTCAAAATGAGCATAATCTGAGGTGCCGTATAAAATAAACTTGGAATACTTGTATTATAACTTACTTGTGGCGGAACGGGACCTGAGGGTATGGTTCCAATCAAGGTTTGGTTATTCCCATAATAGTCAGCAATGAAAACTGAAACTGGATATGTTGCCCCGCTTATTCCTTCTATTCTTACCTGAACCATACTAACAATTTATATCATAATTGATTATCAACTCTATAATGATTTTTTCCGTAATAATACTTGTGTTATTAGGGTCTGTAGAAATTGATAATGAATTGTTTATTGGGTCAATTACAACATTCGAAATACCTGGTATTGTTAGCAACAAACTCTTAACTGTATCATACCATAAGTTGTCCGATGGTGCTATGTTGAGTGTTGTTCCTGTGAAGAATGCTTGTTGATTTGTAAGTCCACCAGGGTCTGTCGAAACTTTTGCAATATAAACGGCACTAACTAAATTACAATTAGGATTACCATCAACCAAATCTTGATAACCATCATTCAACATTTGTAACAATCCTCGCTTAGATTGAGATTGAACTGTTAAAGCTTCTGAGCCCATCAAATATGTTTGATATGAAACAAAATTGGCGTTACAAGATATGACAGCAGTTCTTTGGTATGAACAAGCATTCGCATCAACAATGGTCAAAGTGTATGTCCCCGCACTTAATCCTGAAACTGATATTTGTTGAGGATTTCCTGTAACATTGTTTGACCAATCGAATGTGAACGGCGGAGTTCCTGACGAGATGAATGCGGTTAAAACTCCTTCATCTCCTGTTCCACATCCTTGAGAATAAAGTGAGAAAGTTAACAAGGGTTGAGCAGAGACAACAACTTGTTGTGTTTGTGTGCAACCTGTGGAATCAGTAACAGTAATTGTGTGTTGTCCAGCAGAAACATTCGAGAATGTTATTGCCGATAAAGAAGTGTCTAATATAATTTGGTCATCATCCAAAGAAAAGTCGTAAGGACCTGTTCCACCTGTAGTTCTGAAAACCTGAACCACTCCGTTATTCGCACCGCAAGTTGTTCCTGTAATAGACGTTGAAATTGTGAATGTGTCTTGAGCTAAGATATATACTTCTTGACTTGTTCCACAACCCGTGGCGTCTGATACAAAGACTGTATAAGTTCCTTCTTGTAGTCCTGTATAAACTTGTAAAGGTTGAGCCGATTGTGTGGTGACGGTATCTCCATTCGGTTTGACTAACGTGTATGTGTATGGTGTGCTACCTTGTGATACTGCGACTGTGATTGAACCATCATTTGAGGAACAATTTGAATTTGTTGATGATATGTCAACTGAGGCTATACTCTGTGGTGACTGTAGGCTTGTTGTTACATTAATATTACAAAGGCCGGCATCCGTTACTGAAACACTATATGTTCCTGAAGGAATTGAATTTAATGTAAACTGTTGTAGATAACTAACTTCGACGTTTCCTGTTGAAGCAGAATAATAATATGGTGCAGTTCCTCCTGTAATATATAATGTAAGAGACCCGTCACTGTTGAAACATGTTGGAGTTGTTGCTGACCAATAACCAAAAGCCAACGGATTAACTGTTGTTACCTCTGCGGATTTGCTAGCTTGACATCCATAAGCGTCTGTGACTGTGCAAGAATAAACTCCTGCGGTCAATCCTGTAAGAGTTGAACCTGTTGATGTCCCGACACTCCAATTATATGTAAACGGTGGTGTTCCTGTAACACCTGTGACGAATAACTTACCATTGGTTTGATTCGAGCCACAATTCGAGTTAGGAACAATATAAAAACCAAAATCTAAAGTAGGTGAGTTATCAACAATGAAACTTTGGGTTCTTGCACTACACCCACCTAAATCAAATGCTATCAAATTGTAAGTTCCCGCACTTAAATTAGTGAAAACGACGTCTTGAACCGCTGTTGTTGCTGATTGTAAAAATGAGTCTCCTGAATCAACAAGATAAAATAATGTTGAGGAATATTCTGAATTTGAAGAACCTGTTACTGCCCCATTGAAAAAATTACAAGTTGTATTTTGAACTTGCACTATTGATGCACAAACACCATCAGATACAGGTATGTTTACAATAAACTGATTATTTTGAGGTAAAGAGCTATCGTTGATTCTGACAGCATAAATTCCGCTAGTCAATCCAAATTTTTCACATAAACCCAAAGAGTTTACACACGGTGAGAAATCTTGCCATTCAAATGAATAAGGTGGAGTTCCTCCACTTACAAAAATAGAAATAATACCTGAAGCATTATTACTACAATCACCTGTTATTGATATTGTATAATTTAAAGGGTTAATATTTGGTGGTACGGCCATCATGATATTGTCGTGCAATTAATTGTGAATGAAATTCCCGCATTCAAACTGATAACTTCATCAATATAAATAGGTGTTGCGGTCATACTCATAATTTTTATTATATTACCCTCAATGAAAAAAGTATACCCATAATTGTATAAATTAGGTAGATATTGTAACAAAGCGTTTTTCCATTCTGTTGTTGTTGGAACATCAGTATTACCATATCCTGTGAAGAATGCTTCTTGAATAATTGTGTTAGAACCAATTTTCAAATCAACATACCAAGTAGATACAACAGAATTTAAATCACATTGAGTCGATAATAGTCCTTGACTTGTAAAGTAATTTGACAAAACATTATTTAGTATTGCCTCAAAACTAGAAACTTGTGTGTTACCATTGAGCCAAGGATATATTGCAAAATCAACATATTCAACTGCTCCGTCCGTTGGAAATACCTCAGCAGCCACCACACATGGTAATTTTGGAACAGGAACAAACTGACAACCTCTTTGTCTTCTATAGACAAACTTTTGTCTATGGAAAATTGAGTTTTCGTATTTAACTCCACCCATCCAAATTGTGGTTGCTGGAACCATTTGTTCAACCAACTTTGTCCAATAAGGCCCCAAGTTTACAACATAATCAATTAATTTTTGATATGTGTATTTGTTGTTTGGTATACCAACTGTTTGTTCTGACTCCAAGTATTTCCAAAAGATAGATTGTAATACGGGATATCCACCTGTTTTACCATCAGTAATGTATTGTCTGTTTCTAACGTTAATCATGTTTTCCCAAAAAGTTTGTGAGAATTCAAAAAACGTTTTTTTCTTTGGCTCGGGATTTATGTAAGTCCAATCAACTCCGCCAGGAACAGGATAACCTACTGTCAATCCTGATTCAGGAATAGGGTAATCATACTTAACTGATTCCTTCCAAACATCATAAACAAAACCTTGTGCTGGATTCAGAAATAAATCAACATTCTTCACGTTAAGAACTAGTTTCTCATTGGAAACATAGTAATAAGCGTTGTAGTCTCCTTGAGTTGAAACTCTAATCTTTTCATCATCCGACAACCATGATTTATTATTGTCTACAACCTTTCTTAACTTGAACCCTTCAGTCATGTATGGGAAATCAGTATATCTGTCAAGATATGGTTGACCGTAGGTAAACGGTTGTAATTGAGTCTGAATATTATAGTTTTGTCCTGTGAAGACATTTCCTGTAACTTGAACTTCGTCAGGACTTCTGTGTTGTGGCGTTGTTTCATACCAACCAGAACCTATTTGGAAAAAATAAGTTTCTGTGTCTCTTGGTGCTTGTGGATATCCTTCCACATCAATTGGGTAATCACTTCTTAGTATTCTGGCAGTTTGGTAAGTTGTTGTTGATGTATATGCACTAAATGTCTGTCCTTTGATTTTGAAGGTTGTCCCTGGTAGGTATGACGGTGTTTGTTCAACATATGTTCCACCAGAGATTTGAGCCCATTGAGTATCAAATCTTTCTAAATCAATTCTTTGGTCGGCTAAATAAATGTGTTCATTATATTCAATCAAAGAATCAGGTGCCCCAATTAATCTAAGAAGAAATTCAACAGACCTTCTTGTTCCTTTTGATTTGAAAAGGTAAGCTGCGTTCAAGATTAAATTTCTGTAATAAGCATAATTTAATTCTGTTGGTGTTAAGGCTCTTGCATAACCAGGATAGTTTGTATTACTTTGGTTTCCGAAAACAGAAGTCAGAAAATCCTCCTCAGTTATCGGAGAAAAATTTGATTGCCAGCCTAACGTTTGAGATAGGTTAACTAATAGTTGAGAGGGTATATCATTTCCAGCATTATAATTTACTGAGTTCATGTATCCCAACGTATCGATGAACTGTTTTACTTGGTCAAAACTTCTTCCATATATTTGGAATATTTTTTCAACTTTTTGACCCAAAGTATCAAACTCTTTCAACGAATCGGTTACCAAAAATCTTGAAATCAAATTCGTTTTGAATGAATCAAGATTCACAGCAATTTCTTGAAGTTGTGTAAGATAATTGTCGAAAGATATTCCACGGATATTCAAGTTCCAAGGACCTTCTTTTGGCCAAGTTACTTGAGTATATTGAGTATAATACTGTCCCGCCTCGTTTTGTTGTGGGACTTGGAAAAACGCGGTATATTCTGGCACTACAAGTCTATTCAATAAGAACCTTTCAACCTCATCAAAGTTTTCTCCAAAGCTTTTATCAACAATGTAGTCACTTGGTCTTATTGTGAAATTATCTTCAAAGGTTGTTGCGCTTGTCCCGAAAGGTGCACCCGAAACATAAAATTCAATGTAACCCGAAGTTAGTGAATCCGAAGGATTGAAAGAAACTACAGGGTAAGACATACCACTAAGATTGATAACATAGTCAAGGTAGGTTTCAGTCAAGTTTCTGAGTGGTGAAACGACTATCTCTCTCAAAGACAGGTTAGTGGTTGCACTTATTGTGTAATCAATACCGAACGGATTGAATATTCTATCAAGGTTTACTCTAAAGAAGGTTTCATCTTCCAAAGCATTGTATGAAATATTAACGGCAGTTTCTCCTGTTAAGAAGTTTTCTGTTTCATACTGAACATCAAGTGATGCTGGGAAATAATTGATAATTTTAGTTATGGAAACACTGAATCTTTTAGATAGTGAACCATACATAGTAAAATTAAGAACTTGAGACACATCATAGTTTGGATAAACTCTGAATTGTGTCGCCTGAATTCTCCTACTTTCAGTCAAATCATCAATACCGAGCCCTTCCAAACTTATTAGTTCAGAAAACGCTCCTACATTGAAGAATCTATTAACTTTTTCAGTTACAACTGTGTTGAAGTCAAATGTTCCAAGCGTAAGACCCCCTCCATTAACTGTTTGTAATCCAACAATGTTATCGGAAAATGTCCCCGCACCATTACCTGGTCTCGGAGGGTAAAAATATTTGCTTCTTGATGTTGCCATTAACTAGTAATTGTTGTAAAGTTTTTACTGAAATCGATATTATTTCCACGGTTTTGTCTAACCTCATAAAGAAGAGCGTTATATTGGTCTCTAATTTCATAAAGGTTGTATTGTCTGTAGATATTGTTCTCAGAATCGTAGATTGTGTAGATACCATCATCAATAGATTTAGTCTGATTACCATAAAGAGCAATTGCAAGAGATGATATATCGTATTCAACCATTTCAATCTCAATAGATACAGGGTTAAAGAATGTGTTTGAAATAATAATGCTTTGGTCAGGCTGTCCGATAAATGGTGTAGCATTTGGGTTATTAGTTGGTGATGATGAAGGTGATAATGTTAAAAATAATAAGTTAGCTGAACCATCAACATATCTATATCTAATCGCCTTTTGTGTTGTATTAACTTCATTTGTTACAACTGGTTCACAAAAGAAACACGAAGTAACCACTCTAAAGAAATTTGGTATTTTTGTTCCGTCAGTATTCAAATATTCAACTCTGAAACCAACAAGACCTTGAGGAACAAAGTTATTTTGGAATTCAGTTGGGACGTTTGTGACGTCAATAATAATACCTTTAACATTTGGAAGTGCATTTAAGACACCGCAATCTGTAATCACAGTTCTAATCTGTGCAGGTCTTAGATATAATGTGTAAATTCCAACTGCGTTAAATTGTTCGGCTGGTAATGTAAGATTGTATAAACCACCAAGAACTTCAACACCAGCGTTTCCACCTGTCACAGAGTTATTGAAGTATGGTCTTAATATTGTCGGTGCATCTAGTGTTGTTAATGTGAAATCTTCTGTCACATCTCTTGATGGTGTATAGACCATTTGTATTTCCACATCTTCGGGTGAAACATCACTTGGTCTAATTGTTCCGTATGAGCCTATTGCCATGTTTTAGTTTTTTTATAAATAGTTTAGTCCTTATTTTCAACGTTAAAAAATCCATATCCATAATTAATCATATCTCCTAAGTTGTCAACCTCTCCTAACCTTTGAACTCTCTCATATGCACTGTTCTTACCTCTTTCAACGAACACATCAGTTTGAATTTGTGGTTGGTCCATGACCTTGAGAAGTGCTTCATTTTTTGTGATTGGAACTGCGGTCATATTATCACTTGTAAATCCTGAAGATTGTTCAAAAAATATTGTTGTCCCTCCACTGAAATCATAATAATCTACTGTGTTAATTGTATATGCTGTGAAGAGAGGGTCAATGTTTGTAATTGTTCCCCAAATTTGTCCATTTTGGATAATTGGTAATCCAATTCTTTGTTGTGGTGTAAGATTACCATATGGCGTAAGTTCATTAAGTCTTGAAACAGTTAAACCTGAAATTGTATATGGAACTGTTACGTAGTTATACGACAATTGAGGTTGAACTTCGTTAACAGCATCACCTGAGAATATGTAGTTGTAACTCACAGGTGTTGCACTCCAACTTCCGTTGTTTGAAACAAAGTAAGCAGTTCCTTGTGGGTTAGGTGCAACAACTTCAGTGTATGGCGTAGTGACAGTTTTTTCAACAACAGTAATCCCCCATGGGTTTATCTGTCTCACAGTAATTTTGTATTGATTAGGTGTGTTGGTTGGGTATTGATGTGAGATGTAATTAGGTGTTCTTTGTGGGAAAGCTTGAATCTGTGAACCATCTCCCCAATCAATTGAATATTGCGATAACTCTAAAAACTTTTGGAAATCATTAGAGGTATTATAAACATAATAAGTGTATGGGTTTCCTGTTGTGGAGGAGAATATGAAATTAGCAACAATATCTTTTTGTAAAATCGCTCCGTCAAATGGTGAATAATATCCAGCATCAACCGCAGTCTGCGTCAAAAGAATATTCACACTTAACCCTGTCAGAATTGAACTTCCATTAGGACCAGCAGACAAAATTTGACTCATTCCTGAATATACACCTACAGGTTCATTTTTGTAATCAACAGTTACAAGGTCTCCTTGAATGTTCTCGGGTGATATTATAAAGTTATAATCCATTATTGTGGTGGGTTAACATATTCATACCATTTTATCGGGTTGGTTGCTAATCCAACTCTCTGACTTGTTGAATTAAACACCTCATAAGTTTGTGTGTCGTAATTCAATTTCACGGGATAATAAAAATTTGTTAGGGTATCCAAGTTGAAAGGATTTGCAACTATGTTGAATTGTCCTTGATTAATCATCTTTACAAAATATCCTTTTTCCGCATTAAAGAACTTGGCTGTCATGAAGAATGTGTCAATATTTAAAAACGTTCTTTTCTTCAACCAATAAATAAAAAACCCTTCTTTATCTCCAACATAATCTAAAGTGAACTTCGGCATTTTGATTTCAACAGGGGTTCTTTGCATCATCGCAGGCATCTTATATCCTTGTTGGGTTGGAATGATAATCGTTAAATAGTTAACTTGACTCTTCTCATCCCTACTATCGTAGAAGTCTAACTTGAAAAATGAATTGGTAAAATTATTATTGTAATAATATATGTCTTGAACACTGAAACCTTCGAATGTATAATCCATTTTCCAATTCGCAGATGAATTGAGAGTCCCTCCCGAATAGAAATAAAACTCATAATTAATTTCTGTAATAATTTGAGTCAACCCTGTATATGCTTGGTTCGCAAATCTTGATACTTCAAAATCTCTACCCACGCCAATTACCTCTGTAATAACCTCTTCTTCATATACCTCAATACTTTGGTCGTTACCTAAATAATCCCATGATAGTTGCACAGGGATATTTATTAATCTATCCTGTCCTTGGTTTGTGGTCATTGTATACTTATTCACATCCATCGATAAGTGGTTTTTCTGGGTAAGCAATACCAAGGAGATTTCCATTGTAATTGGAACCTTCAGGTATTAATCTAAATATTATCCCTTGATATGGGTAATGGGCGCTGTTCAAAAATGGATAGTCAACTCCCCTTCCTAAGTTATCTACAAAACCATAAGTATATAAATCTCTCCATCTAAACTGTTGGTCTGCATTTGAAAAGAAACAATATGATGGAACATTTTCAACTTGTCCAACATTTCCTGTTTCGATATAATCAGAAAATGTTCTAAGTGTCATACTATTATGTGGTTCATAATAATACCCCGGAGCATTTGTATCAGGAAATTGAGTTGTTGAAAATATATTTTGGTTGAATTTAATCTTATGAATATAAGGTGATATGACTCTTTCCAACTGCTCATAGTTATTCCACTCGCAAAAATCGCCATCCATGATATCACCCTTCTTGAGATTTCCATTGTAGTAAAAAGTTTTTGTAACTCCATTTGTTTTTGTATATGAAGACAAAGGAATCGTTGTGTTCGAAGCGACGAAACTTTGGTTCCAATAAAAATTGGGAGATGATGTCAAATTAAATTTCCACCCTTGTTTCAACCCAACTCCATTAGATGGTTCATTAAACCAACCTGTATACCCTTTGAATACTATGGTTAAAAATATTTCTGAAAGAGGTCTTTGTTGATTATCGGTATATCCGCTAAAATTAAAGTCAATTGCCGATGAAATATTATAGGCGTTACTACTTGTCTTTTGACTGATTCTTGTAACATTATTGGGTGTCAATGAACTCAATTCAATTTTTTTCTCTTCATTGAAGACGTTCTTTTCAAAACCTGCCTTGGTGATAATCAAATCATCTAAGTTAGTTATGATTTTATGTTTTCTTACATAATACTTCGAAGTTGTCTCCAATAAATTATCAGGATTGATAACTCTTTTGAAAGTCCCAACTTTACCATTTAAAAATGTTGTTCCAGTGTAACCATTGTTGAATATATTGAAAACATATGGTTGACTATAAAAAGTGTCATTTCCTAAAGAATATACCTCAAAAATATTATTCTGTTTATAACTGAAAGATAATTGAACAAACTCACCAATACTTAATCCATGAGGTGCAACACATTCAAATCTAATAACCCTACTACCGTTTGACTGAGCATTACTAATTGTAAATGGAATACCATCTTTAGCAATCCAATTATTCTGAGTTGATAAAGTTGTATATAACTTTTTATTTTCATCATTCTCAAAAGCATAAGAAACATAATATGTCCAATTATATGTGTATGCACTTTTAGCTTTATAATCTAAATGTTGGTCATTTATGTTTGGTCTAAAAAAATCAAATTCATAGTATTGAGGGTATCCTTTCCATACTCCATTTTGAATTGAAGCATCTGCACCGACATAAAACATATTATTTTTGAAAGGTAGATATTCGGTCGTTCCCGTAATTACGTTACCATATAAATAAGTTACTTTGAATGTAGGTCTAAAAATTGTGCATCCCTGTCTTTCACTGTCATAAACATCCGCCAAACTTACTGTAGAACTCCTATCATATTCAGTAAGTTCCTGTTGTTTTTGCTCTAAAGTAAGCGATACTTCTTGGTCATTAGCAGGAGCTGACTTATATTGTTGAGAGCTTGGTATGAGTGTAAATCTATTCATTTGCTCCATACTTAGTTTTGAATTTATCCAAAGCGGTTTCTCCTTTAATTAATCCAAAGTAAAAATGATATGGTGCTCCAACTAAAAACTTACTGCTTTGAGAAAGAGTGAATGTATCGTATGTCGTGTTTTGTGGGGTACTAGTGTTCGTTACGCTGAAAATATATCCTCTTTGGAATATATCGTATGACGTATTATTACCATAATAATAATTAGGATTAGCAACTCTTCTTCTACTTAAAGCTTGATATGGATACTCTGTAATGTCACTAATTGTAGTCGCCCAGTTATTTTTTTCACTTCCGAAGATATTTGAAACTCCACCTTGTCTAAGACTCCATTGATAAAAAGGAACCAATTGTGATTTTATACCAAATTCATAGGTTACAGCGGTTTGATTTGGGTCGGGTCTGAAGTTTATAACTCCAGGGGATATATAATCTTTATCTTGTAGATTAGCTGTTGTTGATGAGAAAAATATTCCCATGGTTGGATTGCCAGGTGGTCCAACAACTTTAATTGGGTCAGTAGGATTACCATTCGAAGGATAAAACTCAGGTGAAAAAGGAATAACTCCAAACTCGGAATTGATAGACATCATTTGAGCCAAATCTGCATCAATTCTTTGTCTTGGTAACGTTGATAGCCCTGTTCCATATCTATTGAATAATTGATTAAGAGAATTGTCTCCTAAAGGGATTAATTGTTGTAAAAACTTTTCATCAGTAATTCTACTAATCACAAAAAGATTCACGATATCTGAAGTATCCGAATAACTTGTTGGATTCAAATTACTCATCACATAAGACGCTGTCGATGGTTCGAAAGTTATCTCATCATAAAATGAGTCCTTCATCCCTAAATTGACTATAGTTGTTGGGAATAAAAGATTTCTGTTATTTATTGGGTTTGTATCATCTGTTGTTGGTCTCCCTATAAATGGATTCGATACAGATGTTGGTATGTAAGGTGAACTTCTGAAATAAAAATTATTTGTATCAGAATCAAAATAGATTAATTTTTTTGGGAATACAGGTGGTTCTGGCTTATTCTGACTATTAAAGTATCTGTCCACTTGAATTGGGAACATAAATAAAGAACCATTCACCCAGTTGTTGGTAAAGGTTTGAGCTAAAACCCCTCTACATAAAGCATAGAAGAATCTATATCTGAATCCCCACTCCGCAAATGTTTTAAAATCTTTACCATTGAACAAGTCCGTTAACGGTTTTCTAACCATTACATAGCATCCATTGTCAATTGAATCACTTTCCTCACAACCTAATTCAATTCCGAAATTAGTTCCATCACCTGAATAACAGGTAAGCCCAACCATTCTATCACAATCATTTAAGGATGCCAAGACATTTCCGGCCGCGTATTGTCCTTCAATGTCTGCAGTGATTGTTTCAGCCCCTTGACTGAATGTAATACCAGCAACTCCGTCTCCTGAAGTTAAATTATATACTTGAAACCCTAAATTTTGTTGTAACAGTGAAACACTTCCACTCCAATTACCACCATTATCTGCATAATCAGATGAAGGTAATCTATCAGTTCTCATAACAGTTTGAGCAGTTGTTATACTTAATGGTGTAGCACTAAATATTGGTAGTAAAGATGGACTAAAATAAAGTTGTTCTGTGACAGAGTTATACCGAGTATAAGATGCAGACCTACAACGGACAAAAACATAAGGTAAATCGTCACCATCTACAAAACCGTATCCACCATTTAGAATTGCACCCCCTGATAAATCATCAGAGTTGTTATATTTTGTTTCCGTTGTCCCATTGAAAAATCCTGTTGGATATTTTGGAGGATTGTAATTGACCTGAACAAAAACGTTATTTGGTTTACTAATAACACCTCCATTCGATGTAATAGTCACGTAATTATTAGAATAATATGAATTTCCTAGTGCTGTAATTGACCTTGTGTTACTATCAAGAGCTCCGTAAAAACCTACAAGTGGAGTTGAAAATCCACTAAAAGTTAGACCTGGTGTGCTTACAGGTGGATTTATTGGTCGGAAGAAATTAGATTGAAAAAATATGTTACTCTGAACATTATGTTGTTGAACTGATGTTGTTGACCCCGCTGGTAGTTTTTGTATTGGAACATTTATTCTTGTTGATGCAGTTATAACTACATCATCTTCATTTGTATATCCCAATATTCTTCCAATACCATATTTGTTATTATACTGTGGGGAATATGGGTCAACTCCTCTCTGCAATATGAGAACTTTTTGTGACTCAAATTCATTGAGGTAAGTAGCATTCAATTTTTCAGAATACATGAAATTTCTATCAGTTGTTGGATTTGTCCCCCAAAAATCACTTCTGCATTTATCAAAAGTAATGATTGTTGAAGGTTGTATTAATTGATTCCAAAAACTTGGATTAGCGGTTATACCATTAGAGTTGACAGGGGCTAAGCTTGGTAAAGAATAAATTGGAGAGTTGTTAACAACTCTCTTGGTGATTGTTATTGCAGTAAGAACTTGATAATATTCAATATCCATCGGATAATCATACCCTCTACATTCATCACCATAACCTGTGACAGTATATGTTGCACTTCCACCCAAAGAACTCAATTGAATACAGTCAACGTCAGTGATTGTATGTGTTCCAACAGTTTTAGTCAACGCACTTTTTGCTCCATAGCAAGTCAAATAAGAAGTCGTACCAGATTCTGTAACATTAATCGTCACACTAGTAACACAAGTAGGAGTAAAACCTGTAGGTAATGTATAATTTGTGGTGCCATCTGTTGTTTGAGAAGTCGCATAGTTAACAGTTATTGGTATAATTCCTGTTGGCACTTTTCCTGTAAGACCATTAATCACTTTTCCACCCATCGTTGTCCCTGTCCATCTATAGTTAGGGTCTTGGGACAAAGCAGGATTCACAAAAGTTATTAAATCACCAGGATTATAATCACCCGATGTTAATACTGTTAGAGTATTATCATAATGAAACCCTTGGTTTTGGTCAGCAGCAAAAGTTACTTTTATCTTGTTTGTATTATCGAAAAACTTTGACCTGAGATTATAAATGTTTATTCTCTCACCAATTGGTAAGTCTAAACTAAGTCCAAACATTTCACTTTGACTATCACCATTCGCTCTTCCGAATATTTGTGAACGAGTTGTATGATAAATTTTAGGATTCTTAGCGTTTCCTGGTACGCCTGACAATGCCTGGCCATTAGCACTAGCAACAGTATTTAAAATACTGTCATAATTTTCATCACTTTGATTCGTAATATTTGTTATTTGTGGTCTCGTTGCTAAATAACCTTCTATGGTTTGAAGATATGATTCGGTTCCCGAAACTTGGGTCATTTGTGAAGGTGTGGGTGGCACATCTTCTGTATTTTTAGTGACAGGTGTGATGTTACCATTATTACACTGACATGCTTGACAGTCGGGATATTGTATCATCGCCAATTTTATAGGGTCAAAATTGTAAGAAGTTAATTTACCAAAGTTTTTAATTAATTGTTGTATTAGGAATGTATAAAACACTAGTCTCAAAAAAATTGAACCCGCAGCCAAAACCATATTCCAAGTAAATGGATTTCCAACCGCCGCGGAAACGAATGCATACCCTTCAATTCCTGTTTGAATTAACGCCTTTGTTGCAAAACCTATTAAGACCCCAATTACTACCACCGCAAAATTGTTGTATAACCAAGCAACGAAATGATAAAGAACCAATAATGGTATACCGATTATTTGTATGACTTGGAAAATGATTGCAAACAAGAAATATAGAAAATCAAAATTTCTGAATCCTTCGTTTACAGGAAATTTATTAACTGAATCAGCACACTCGTTACTATCAATTTCTTTAATCCCTACAAATTTACTTCTACCTCCACTTTTATATTGGTCGATTAAAGCTGATACTGTATACACTCGGTTGAAATTGAATTGATAGAAAGTATCTTGACAATCAATCATTTCATCCAACTTCTTTATTCTTTGTGTTGTTGTAAAGCCTTTTGTATATCCTGACCAAGCTAAACCAAAATAATATGAACTTGCCAATCTATCATTTCCACCTGTAAGGTTAGGGTCTGACGCACTATTCGACCAACCATACTCTCTAACATTCGGAACCAAGTAGTATGGTCTTCTTGTTTGTTCAGATAACTCGTTAGATTGTTGCCATTTAATTTTAAATCTATATTTTGCCTTAGTTGGAATTCCAATCGTTGGGTCGTTTGATAAAACTTTCTCTCCGAACTCATTGGTAACAATATAATCCAAGTTCATTGGTAACTCAGTTAACCAAGAACCATTACCATCTATTATGTTTCCACTTTGTTCTAATTTATATTCTTCTAAAATTGGGTTACCGTCCTCATCAATTTGTATTGTCTGTCTAATCGCTAATATTTGACCAGGTCCCGCCTGTAGTTGACAAAGATTTCCGAAATCATCTCTAAGTTTTGCACCTAAACCAGTTTTACCTCCTTTGATTCTATATGTGTCAGGTGTCGAATAAATTGAACCCATGAACACTGCAGTAGGTTGGATATCAACGTTCGCATCATCTCTTAAATCAAAATCTAATCTGTTGATGGCTATTTGACATATTGATGGTTCACCCCAAAGAGGTGAAATTTCAATTTGTTTATTTATCGAAATAATTTGTGGTAATGAATTTAAGTCTGTTGAGGTTTTAAAAGTGTCTCCAGCAACTTGGGCATCGGTTGCTAAACCAATCCTGATTAAATCTTGTGGTGTTAATGAGAATTCACCTATGTCAGATAAATCCACATCCATCAAGATATTTTGAATACCAAGTGGAACACCCATAATCATGTAGTCTCCACTTTCATTTGTTTTGGCAGTAAACTTATAATATTTGTCGTAGATATCTACAACAGTTGTGGCAGTCAATGCATCTATTCTTGAGGGTAATGTCCCTGTCGCCGCATGTTTTGAATATGATTTCTCATATGGTAGTAAGTTATATCTATAACCGTCCTCATTTCTATCATCAACTGACTTATAAGGATAGATTGACGTTATGATTGGATTCGATTGGTCAACGACATCGATAGGGATAAAAACAGCAACTCGGGCATTAGGAACACCTAATCCATTATTGGCAGTAACTCTACCCACAAGAACACCATAATCAGAGCAAGCTCTAACGTATATGTCTTCCTGTTGAAGTTTGAGAGACAAAATCTCAAGAAATTCGAACTCTTGGTCTATTTGAACGTTTATCGTCTTGTTAACACCGAGTTCGGTCCTAATCCTATACGATTGACCCATTAAGATGTTTAGTTATAAATAGTTAATGTGAATTTTTTTGGGAACACACATTAGAATTATAACTTAATAATAAAATAAATAAACCTGTTAAGATAATGTTACTGTTTGGAAGTTCTTAACTGATACTCTGATATCTTTGTTAGGGTATCTTATTTGATATACCTGATTTGGTTGTGCGAAAATTGTATCATCGACAGGACCAATTGCCCTTGTTTCAGGGTTAGAATATACCATTGATGTTTCAGCAGATGAATACTGTCCTCCAACCTCATTAAACACATCAACACTTGTAACAGTCAATACTCCATTTGAATTTTGTATTATACTCTTCAGCTCTGATAGATATACGTTCTGACCAAGTTGTCTTGTCTGTGGGTTAAAGTAAGATGAGACTTTATCGATTACGTCAGAAATAACTTGTCCTGAGTTTTGTGCGGAGTCTAAAACAATTGAAACATCCACACTCAAATCAATAACTTCAGCACTTAAGATTGAAATATAATCATTCATCATTCTATAGTTAGAAAGATAGTTTGCTATGTTTTGTCTCAAAGTATTCGAGACAATACTCGTTAACTTACCTGATGTATCATATGATAATATTTGAATCAAAATTTTATTATCGTTTTCAGTGATTGATACCTTAGCAGGAGCACCGTATTGTGATGGCATGTTTCTCAATATTGACTCATAGTCTTGAACTGTTACCGCTCTTTTCTGTGCCGCGAAGTTAAAAGAGACGTAGTTTCTAATTTCTTCTAAAGAAGGAACACCTGCACCACCGATAGCCGCTGTAACGTTATTACATCTTAAAGAGTTTACCACCGCAGAGTTTGTATTCTCTGAAGGTCCATTAACAAAGAAAGTTACTGTTCCAACTTGGTTGATAATGTTAGTTCCTAAGTTTGTCGCTAAACCACCACCAACTCTATATTGAACGAACAGTGTTGAGTTAGGTGTCAACGCAGAACCTAATGAAAGGTTATTTGAATATTTTTGTAAGTCCAATGTTGCACCAACTGTTGTGAATTGGTCTAAAGCATCTTGTGCTGTGTTCGTTCCTCCACCAAAAGTCATTTTCTTAAATCCTTCAGGTGTAAATTCTGTTATAAATCTATTCTGAGTTTGAATATATCTACCAACTTTAATACCTGGTTGGTCTGATACTTTTGTTGGGTCTTCAACAAATACTCTATCTTCCGCTAAAGCATCTACTTCATACCATCTGTTCTCTAATCCTAAGAATTCAGCGGTTGTTGGAACGTTGGTATATTGTGTTCCGTTTTTCAACAACACACTTGTGATACCTAATACGTTCTTTTCAGGTAAGAATAATTCGAAGAAAGGTTTTACATCGTTTGGTGTAATAACTCTTTTGAATACTTTTGTAATACCATTAACAACAACTTCTCTTTTTGTTATTGTGTAGTTGATAAGAACTCCGTTGGCATTAAAGTTTGGTATTTTAAGTCTATTAGGAAATCCCTCTGAGTTGTAAGGTGATGCAAAATCAATATCGTTTACATTTTCAAAAACGATACCCGCACCAATAACCTGAGAACCTCTTAATAATGTTCCCAAATATCTCTCATCTTCTTTATCACCAAACGCTGGAACTGTAATTGAGAAATCAACCAAAGCAACGGATGGTCTTTGTCCCGGTATTTTTAAACCATAGGTTCTGGCGATGTTATAGATTGATGATTTTTGTTGTGCATATTGAAGAACAGTTTCTTGGATACTTCTATCAATCTGGTAGTTAAGGTTATCCGCAATCGCCGCATTCAAATCAATGAAAACCGAGAATACTGAGGCGTCATTAAAATCTTGAATTAATTCAGGATAATACGTTCTTACGTAATTGAGAAGTTCGGTTCTTACTGCCTGATAATCTCTTGTAGTATATGATATTTTACGGTTTGCCATCTATGTTAAATATTGATAATTATAAAATCACTCTCACTAAATGTTTGTGAATTTGTTGCATAATCTATTTTGATTTTTGCAGTGTAATCTGCAGTTCCCTTACCGGGTAATCTATAAATGTCATACATTTTAGCATCACCAACTGTTACAGTATTTGTTTGAGTATCTGATTCATTTGCTGGGTCAGCAGGTTCTATGGTTATTTTATTAACTAATAGATTTGGCATGTATCTTTGGATAGAATCCCTAATGTCAGCCTCAATAGCACTAAACGTTAATCCGTCAAAGGGTTCGAATACAAATTCATAAAGTCTTGTTCCAAAATCAGGAAGATAATATCTTGAACCTTTTCTTGTTAACAATAAATGAATTAAGTCAGCCCTAATTTCTTGTCTTTGAAATTCGGTTAGTTGTAAATAGTCCCCTCTCGTAGAATCCTGAAATGGGAAATTCAATCCATATGTAACTCCATCTGCCATATGTGATAAATATACTTGGATTATTTTTTTCTTAAATAGATATTACCCTTTTGAGCCTTTGGTTCAAAAGGACAATGTCTACAACCATTACCACAACAATATCCTCTTTCTATATGATATTCCTCTGTAAAAACTTTTCTTCCGTTTTCCTCATAAAAATGAGAAGGGAGAAGTTTTGGCTTCTCCCTTTTTATATTTTGTGTTTCCATCTTATACCAATGTAATCTCACAAGCTCCTCCAGCACAAGCCGCTTCACCTCTCAAATCAGTATCATCATCCATTTCAATAATTTTAGATAAGTCAACATCTTTGAGTGTTTCCATAAGTTCTTCATACTTTTCTTTTGTGCAATCTTCAAATGGTGCTTGGATATACGTTCCTCCATCGTATGGAAGAACTGATAGTCCATTATAAGCTTCTCTGTTATCCCACATCCACTCACCAACCGCTGGCCACTCATGTTCTCTTATTGAAATAGTTGCCGATACGTTGTGTGCGTTGTTTCCATTTCTGTGTCCGGGTTTAATCCACTCTTGTTGAACTTTCTTCACTCTCTCTAATAATTGAATTGGTGATTCGTTTCTTAAGATTGACCCCTCAGGTGCTTTTTGTGGAATTCCGATAACCGCTGTGTCATGTGGTCTGAAGTATTCGTCTTCAACTAATTCAGGGTGATGAGTCTTTAAGTGTGAATAAATTGCTTCGTTCTTTCCAACTCTAACTCTTCTGATATAATAATCATTATGCCAAGCGTGGATACCTGAAGATGT